TGAGGCGCTTGGTTCCCTCACATGGCCCGCACGGGGTAATACAATGAACGAACGAAACGCAAACCGCAAAGCAAAGTAATTCCGCAACGATGACAAGGTAGTCAGGCTCGCAACAAAACCGCACCAGGATAAATCGCTTTATCAATCCTTCAGGCGGTGGCAGCCACTCACAGAAAAACAGGCGCTAACCGCTAACCTGTACGCAGAGAAACCACAATCAATCATCGTGCAAGCAGGTAGTGCTGGCACAGGAAAAACCGCCTGGGGGTTGCAGTTGGCATTGCGCGACTTGGTGTCCGGTGAGTGTGACAAAGTTATGTTTTTGCGAAACGTTGTTTCAGCGAGAGAAACCGGATTTTTACCTGGTTCAATGGCTGAAAAGTTTGCACCGTTTGTAGCTGTAGCACAGTCATTGGTCAATGACATGTTCGGTCGCGGTGATGCGTTTGAACTGCTAACAAAGTCGGGTAAGTTGGTAGCAACGTGCAGTAGCTTTTTACAGGGCCACACGTTCGATAATTGCCGGATCGTTGCCGATGAGATCCAGAATATGAACTGGGGCGAGTTGTCGATGCTGGTCACCCGCATGGGCGAAAATAGCAAGATGATCATGTGCGGCGACGATAAGCAGGACATGCTGACAAGTCGAAAGGACGTTACCGGATGGTATGAGATCATGGATGTGTTTGACATCATGCCTAGCGTTGCTATCGTCAGATATGACCAAGAGGATATTGTGCGATCTGACATTGTGCGTGAGTTTATCATCGCATCTGAGAAATATTTCTCACAACTCGATGCAGCGGAGCAGTTTCAATGACAACAATTGTTTTTGACGGAAAAACACTGGCGGTTGATACCGCCATGTATAGCGACAATACTTATAGCGGTGAAATCTCAAAAGTGCGTGAAATTGAGTTAAACGGTAAGAAATGCTTGATCGCCATGTGCGGAGAGTTTGCAGACTTTGAGCCGTTTATCAGTAAGATCACCGGTGGTGAATGTAATCACGACACAAGCGGATCGGCGTTCATTGTAATCAACATCAATAACCCGTCTGATTACACGGCTTACGAGAAAAACGCACCTATGCAGCACCCGTTGCCATACTGCAACGGCAGTGGGCATCAAATAGCGATGGGATCAATGCACCAAGGATCCGATCCGGTTTACGCAGTTAAAGCGGCCTGCAAGTATAACGCCTTCACGGAATACCCGATTGAAGTGTTTCGCTTTAAGAAAAAAGGCGGATACAAATACAGTAAGATACAAAAGCCCGCTTAATGCGGGTTTATTTTTTGGCGTTGTGGTAATATTGAGATATGTTTTTATTGACTTTTTGGAATTAGATGAGAGTCAATTATGGTTAAACTTACTGACAAAGAAGAGTTATTCTGCCGCACTTATTATGAGAATGGCGGAAATGCCACGGCTGCATATTTGGTAATGGTGCCTAATTCTAGGGCGAAGCCAGAATCTATCAACGAGATGGCAAGCCGAATGCTTGCTAACGTCAAGGTATCGTCAAGAATCGCAGAATTGAAAGCTCAGGCGGCCGTAGTTGCTGCCGCAAAGTTCAATATTACCGTGGAGCAGCGTTTAAGGTGGCTAAAGGACATAACAGAGGCGGGATTGGCTGAGTATCTAGACCAGCTTGGAAACAAGCGCAGGGAGAATCTAGCGGCGGCACGAGCTGCAATTCAAACCATGAATGAAATGCTGGGGGTTTCCGAAAGCGATAAGAAAGAGCGCAAATCTTACAATGTAACGCTATCTGTAAAGGATGCGTCAGAAGATGCCGAATAGCTTTTCGCTTAATCTTCCGCAGGCCGAGTTTCTTTCTGTTAAGAAGAAATTCAACGCATTTGTTGGCGGATACAGAAGCGGGAAAACATTTGTCGGGTGCGTTCGCTTGTGGACCCTTGCGGCAATGTATCCGAGCATAAAACTTGGGTATTTTGCCCCAACGTATCCAATGATCTCCGATATTTTCTATTCCACGATTGCAGAGGTAGGCGAGCTACTTTCGGAAGAATTTGGGTCTGAACTAACTGTTGATATCAATGTAAGCCGAAAAGAAGTAAAGCTACTGTTTGATGGCGTTGAATACGCCATGGTTAAGTGTCGCGCCATGGAGAATGCTGGCCGTATCGTTGGTTTTGATATCAACCATGCGCAGATAGATGAAATAGACACCATGAAGAGACAGAAGGCCGATGCTGCATGGAAGAAGATCATTGCGCGTATGTCTAGCGTCCGCGATGACTATCCGATCAACACGGTTGACTTCACAACAACGCCAGAGGGTTTTAACTTCGTTTACGACCTGTTTGTGGTGCAGACGGCGAAAGATGAAAAAATGGCAGCTCACTACTCACTGACAAAAGCCAGCACAAGAAAGAATGCGAGGAACCTGCCGAAAGATTACATAAAATCACTTTACGACACCTACCCAAGCCAGCTAGTTAACGCCTATGTCGATGGGGAGTTTGTCAACTTAACCTCTGGCACGGTTTACTATGCGTATAACCGCAATCGATGCCGCAGCCACGAAGTTATCAAAGAGAATGAGCCGCTATTTATCGGGCAGGATTTCAACGTCGGTAAAATGGCGTCAACGGTTTATGTTCAGCGGCCTAATGGTTGGCACGCGGTGGCGGAGCTGTGCGATCTGTTCGATACTCCAGATGTTGTTCGTGTCATCAAAGAGCGATGGAAAGATAAAAGCCATAAGATAATCATTTATCCAGATGCTAGCGGGAATAATCGTAAATCAGTGTCTGCAAGCGTTTCTGATATTGCATTGTTTGAACAGGCTGGTTTTGAGGTTCGAGTTAACCGAAGCAATCCGGCCGTTAAAGACCGCGTTTTGTCGATGAATAAGGGTTTAGAATCTGGCAAGGTATGGGTAAATGATGCGCTTTGCCCGCATACTGCAAGAGGGCTTGAGCAGCAGGCGTATGACAAAAACGGCGAGCCGTCAAAAGATGGTATAATTGACCATCAAAATGACGCGACAACATATCCGATCGTTTATGAAATGCCAGTTGTTAAGCCTATCGTAGACGTCAAAATCAAATTCTCATGGTAAGGAAATAATCATGCCAATTAGTAGCGTTCATCCAGAGTACGAGCAGAAGATCCGGCGCGTGAAGTTTGTGCGTGATATGTGCTCAGATGAAATGACGGTGAAGGATAAAGGTGAGCATTACATGCCTGCCGCTTTCGCTAAAGAAGAGCCAGAGCGATATGAAGCATACTTGAAACGGGCGTACTTCTTTGGTGTCACGAATAAAACGCTGAGAGACATGATTGGCGCCGCATTCCGTAAGCCAGCATCTTATGAAATGCCAGATGCGCTGCTACCGCTTATTGATAACTTTGACGGCGCAGGCAATGGCATTGAGCGCGTCAATAAATCCGGCGTGAGCAATCTTTTGCAGGCTGGTCGTCATTGCATCCTGGTTGACTATCCGTCTGTTGAAGATGGCATGACAGCAGAGCAAGAGGCGCGATTAAACCTGATGCCATATGCCGCTGAATACACGGCAGAGGCGTTAGATAACTGGTCTCATGAGCTTATTTTTGGTCGTGAAATGTTAACCATGGTCAAACTTGTTGAATATGCGAAAGTGCCGATCGATGAGTTTAGCCATGAGCTGAAAAAAACCTATCGAGTCTTGCGGTTGCGATCACCAGATGAAGCAAGTGAGATTTTCGGCGGTGAGTTCGGAGATTACGTCTACACGCAGGCGCTTTATGATGAAGCAGGCAAGGCTTTAACCGAAGAATACATCCCTAAAAAACCATCCAGCACGGCCCGTGGCGTTGGTATTCCTTTCAATTACATTCCGTTCTTCGTTGCTGATTTAGATCAAATCCCACTGATGGATATTGCGGTTGTTAACCTTGCGCATTACCAGGTGTCGGCAGATTATCGGGAGAATTTGCATACCCATGGGCAGCAAACGCTAGGTATCAGAACGTCAATGAGCTGGGAGCAGTTCCAGACCGCAAACCCTGACGGAATTAAAGTAGGCGCAACAAAAGGGCATTTCCTAGGTGAGAGCGGAGGCTTTGAAACCACTAGCGCACCAGAATCCAGCAGCCTAAACAAGGCCCTTGATGACCTGCAAAAGCAAATGGAATCCATGGGTGCTAAGCTCATGACCGAAGGCGGAGAGAAGACCGCAGAGGAGGCCCGCATCAATGCCAGCTCGCAGACTTCGGCGCTCGATATGGTTGTGTCGCTGTGGGATTCAGTTGTCAATGCAGCACTGAAAGCATGTGCTGAGTACAAGGCTATTGATCCAGAATTAGTCAGCTACACAATGAATCGAGATTATTACGACACAACCCTGTCAGCTCAAGAGGCTGGAGCAATTGTGACGATCAAGGATAGCGGGGCCATTGCTGTTAAAGATATGCGCTACATGCTGCGAACTGGGCGCATTAAGCTAGATCCAGGTCGGACGGATGAGGTCATCGACGCTGATATTGAGACTGAGACAATCTGATGTGTGACGCAGGCCGCATTTATTGCGGCTTTTTTGTGAGTATTGCTTGCGTACTATGTATATGCGTACTATTATTTACTCATCGAAACGCGGCAAGGAATAAACAAAATGACAAACAATCAAACAAGTGAGATGAAAATTTATAACCATATCGCGATAAAGTATGAAGAATGTCTGTTAGGTGGAATGAAAAATGATGCGCTGCAAATTGCTAAAAATGTCCATGCATACCTTTTGACGCTACCACATAGCACAAAAATGTATGGATGCGGAGAAAAATGGATAACCGCGGGCGAACTTATCGTATACAACAAAACAAGAATTGATCGTCTTGAGCGTGAATGCTACAGCGTTGAGTTAGGTGGAGCGCATAGAAGAAATGATCAATAAATCGGATGAATACAAAAAGTTCTGCAAGTGGTGTTTTGAAAATAAAGCCTTGGATTTAGATCCAAGACTTCATACTCACAGCGGAGATATAAATCACGGCGGTTATATATCTCATGAAAAAACATCGATAGCATTTAAAGCGTGGATCGGTAGAGCAAAACAGGATCGTGAATGAAAAAACAAACACCACAGCAACGCCAAAACATTAAGCGGGCCAGCGATCCTAGATTGCCAACCGTTTACACAACGGCAGAAATCCTGCAAAAGCTGGACCATCTAGCAGGCATTCACGGCAGCAAGAAGGCGGCGATTGAGGCGGCAATTTGTGAGTTATTCAACAAGGAGAAAGCAAAATGAAATATGAATATCTGTGTGGTTATGAATCTGATTTTTTCGCAATGCCAGAAAATGTTATTGCTGTTGTACGGCTTGATCATTGCGTTCAAGGAATAACTGAGTTTAACCAGATTATTGAGTGTGGAAAGCCAGTTTTAGCCATGCGCCGCATCATTGCAGATCCCAAGCGATGGACGGTGGAAGACCAGAAGGCTGGGCGGTTACCGGATGTTGGTAGTGAGGTGATTCTTCGCACTACTGGTGAGATAGCCACCATTAACGCGGCGAATAAAAACATGGTTTGCTTAACTTTTTCCGATGGTGGATTCTCACCGTTCAATGTCGAAAGAATAGATCCAATCGAATCGCCAGAAGAGAAGTCGCAGCGAGAAGAGGATGAGTTTATCAGCTCACTAAGAAATGTTGAGATTCACGGCAGAACTGTTGGCGGATTTTTCAACCAAGGCGCACGCGCAGCATATCGCAAGCTGAAAGGTGGTGAGTGATGAGCGCTAACGAATACCTGATCGACGCATCAACTAGACATCAATTAATGTTGCAACGGCTATCAGGAGGCGCTTTCAACAAGCTCAAGCCATTACTCGAAAAGCTGCAAAAAGATATCAGAGCTAGGCTTTCTGAGAATCCAACTGATTTTCAGATGAAC